ACGGTTGTAGCACCTACTGACTTCATCCCTGTCGCTAAGGACAGCTTGAAGCCTGTAGATATCGTTGATCCGCTATACGACACAGGGCTTCGTGGCTCAAATGTTGTGAACTACAACTATATCCAGGGTCGCACGAGATCGACTGTGGACTTCGGTGGAGCTGTATTCGCAGACACCATCGGATACTCAATCGCAGGTCTGCTCGGTAGCGTGTCTACTACAGGTGTATCTGCACCATATACACACACCATCTCGCTCAAGAACAGCCTTACCGCAGAAGCAGATGACCAGCCAATCAGCTATACCCTCACAGATTTCTACGCTGCAGGCAATCGCTCATATCCAGGATGCCAGTTCTCAGACTTCTCCCTCCGCTTCAACGCAGATGGAATGCTTGAGTACGATGCAAAGACAACAGGATGGGCATCAGAAACAGAGACATCTACATCACCGACCTTCTCTACTGTCCTACCTACACCGGTATGGCGCGGTACTGTCAGCATCGGCGGTAGCTCAGTAGCCAACGCTATGACTGGCAACATCGACATGAAGCGCAATGTCACTCCTGTCTATGGCATCAGCAACACGCAGAATCCATACCAGGTGTTCCTCGGCCCTATCGAGGTTACAGGCAAAATCACCTTCATCATGGAGAACGACACAGAGCTCACACGCTTCCTGAACAACACTCAGCCAGCTATCGTGCTGAACTGGGCATATGGCGCAGGTGCTACTGCAGTACAAATCCAAGCGACCATCTCCAAGGGCGCATATACCGCAGCAGTCATCGAGCGTGGCGAGGACTATGTACAGGTCACAGTAGATATCAACGGACAGGGCAACACCACAGATGCAGGATCAACAGGTGGTTTCGCTCCTATCAAGTGGGTGCTACAGAACGCAAAAGCCTCAGGCACATACGCCTAGTAGTTCCAGAACAGGGGCGTTGGTCGATAGCGGTACGCCTTCCCCGCTATTCCGCGCCCCTGTTCCTTTTCAGTTATGATGCGCGAAGGCATATTTACTAAGGAGGCACAATGTCAAGACAGATCAAACTCCCATCAGGTGCTACAGCTACTCTGAAAGACCCAAAGACTCTCAAGGTCAAAGATCGTAAGCGCGTACTCAGAGCATCAGAGGTAGATGGCGGAGACCTATCAAAGGCGATGGCACTATCAGACTCACTCATCGCTATGTTGGTCGAGGACTGGTCGTTCGATCTCATCATCCCATCAGTCAAACTAGAAACACTAGATGAGCTAGATATGGCTGACTACGATGCACTCGTAGAGATGACCAAAGAGGCACAGGAAGTACTGTTCCCATCTCTCGCAAAGACTGATGAGACAGAGAAAGACCCAAAAGCGACTACCGCCGACTCGAACGGCTCAAATGGCTGATTGAGGGTGGACAACGCCACGAGGCGTTCGACTATCCCGATGAGGAGTGGGTGTACTACATCGCAGCCGACAGGTTTGGATGGACACCTGACCAGGTAGATGATCTACCGGCTAATACGGCGGATTGGCTCTGGGCTATAGCCGCAGTAGTAGATGAGGTGAAGGCAGAGAGGATGGAGAGATCGTGACCGCACGAGTGACGATACCCAACCTGTCTGAGGTGCTATCAGGCGTACAGAGAAAAGCAGAACAGATAGATATGGCTGTAGCTCAGGCTATACAGATCACAGGTATCACTACATCTATGCCTATCAAAGGATTTGGAGATAGCTACTCAGTAGTCGTATCCGCCTCGATGGTCTATGCACGAGCTGTGGAACTAGGACATCCAAAATGGAAGCCAGGGGTAAAATATCCTTACTTAGGGCCTGCAGCGAGAAATCTCTCAGCTAACGGCACTCTAAACAGAGTATTCACTAGCGCGTTCGCATCGCGGATCAGGGGTTGATATGACAGCAATACCTCCGATCCTCGTACAGATACAGGCTGATGTCACTAGCCTCAAGCAGGGTCTAGCTCAGGCACAGGCGGCTATCAAAGGCGTAGATGACAATGTGAAGGTAGCTAGTACCGGCATGAGCAACTTCTCTAGCAAACTCAAAGGCATAGCAGGTAGTATCGGTGTCGCTTTTGCAGGTACACAGGTAGTCGCGTTTGCTAAAGACACAGTTATGGCTGCCTCTAATATGGCAGAGTCACTATCAAAGGTGCGCGTGGTCTTTGGAGATGGTGCAGCAGCAGTCGAGGCGTGGGGCAAAACCGCCGCAGACAGTATGGGTATCAGTAATCAGGCTGCTCTAGAGGCTGCAGGTACATACGGCAACCTATTCCAAGCATTCGGGCTAGGACAGGGACAGGCACAGGATATGTCTATGTCTCTCGTACAGCTCGCAGGTGACATGGCATCGTTCAACAACACCTCAATAGATGATGCGATTACAGCTCTGAGATCAGGTCTATCCGGTGAGACAGAGCCACTCAAGAAGTTCGGCGTTGCGATGAACGAGGCGCGACTCAAGACTGAGGCACTATCTCTAGGACTCATCAAGTCCACATCCGAGGCTCTGACTCCTGCAGCGAAGGCTCAGGCGGCATATGCGCTCATCATGAAAGACACAGCACTAGCGCAGGGTGACTATGCGCGTACCTCCGATGGCACAGCGAACACCATGAAAACGCTACAGGCAAAGATGGAGGATGCGAAGGTCGCGCTCGGAGATGCTCTGATGCCAGCCTTCCAGGGACTACTAGCTGTGCTCAAACTCGCTATTCCGTTGCTGACCAAACTAGGTAACTTCTTCAAAAACAATCAGGATGAAATCAAGGCGTTTGCTATAGCAGTCGGTATCGGATCAGTAGCATGGGGTGTCTATACACTCGCTGTGAAGCGCGCAGAGATAGCTCAGAAACTCCTCAACCTCGCGCAGAAAATGAACCCTATCGGTCTGATAGTCATCGCAGTAGGTCTGCTCGCAGCAGGTCTAGTCAAACTATGGAAGAACAGCGAGACCTTCCGCAATGTCATTATCTCGGTGGGCAAGGCTGGTCTGACCGCCTTTGCATCTATCATCCCGATGGTAGGCAAAGTGGGTGAGGCTGTACTCAAGTTCCTCATGACACCACTCAAGACTGTACTCGGAGCTCTATCAAAACTCCCAGGCGTAGGTAAGTATGCAAAGACCGGACTCGATCTACTGAACAAAGGTCTAGATGGAGTCAGCGACTTTGCAGATGCGGCAGCAAAGAAAGCCAACAGCCTCATCAAGACTCTAGACAATGTAGGCAAGGCAAAAGCCAAAGCCGAGAAGGATGTCAGCACTACTACGAAGGGTGGCAAGACCACCACAACTGAGACTGTGGATGCAAAGACTCTAGAGAAGGCTGCAAAGGCGGAGCAGAAACGCCTAGACAAGCTCAAGGACTATGCAAAAGATGTCGAGGATATCTATAAGGATATGAACGATGTCATCGCAGAGGCGCAGGAGAAAGGTCAGGAGGCTCTAGAGACTCGCAATGAGCGTATGGCGGAGGCTCATGAGAGATATAACGAAACTGTTGCCGATCTCAATGCGCGGTACGCGGAGGCTATCTCTGATGCTGAGGAGCGCGCTGAGGAGCAGAGAGCTGATGCTAGAGAGAGCTATCGCAAGGCTGAGACTGAGGCTAAGAAGCGGTTTGCATCTCAACAGATACAGATAGCCAAGCAGTACAACGACAAGGTAGCTGACCTAGAGAAAGCCCTACAGACCAAACTGCGCGATATCCAGGAGTCTGCCAACAGCAAGCGCGCCGAGCTGACACAGAAGGCTGCCGAGAAACAGGCAGGGATTATCCAGCAATCTATGGATCGACTACGCTCTGCGTTTGCATCCAAGACAGGTTTCAATCTTGGTGAGGCTATGGCAGGTGGTAAGTCTGCAGATGCCCTACTGACTGATCTCAAGAGCAAACTAGCGGCAGCAAAGGAGCTACAGGCTAATGCTGCTGCGCTCGCAGGTATGGGCTATAGCCAGACCTTCATCGAGCAGGTAGTCAAGAACGGCCCTGAGGCTGGCAACAAGATTGCTGAGGCACTCAAGGCTGCATCACCGGATGCGACCAAAGAGCTACAGAGTCTATATGGGCAGGTCGAGACCATCTCTGAGACAGGGCTAGATGCGCTCGCTGCGACTATGAACGCCGGAGGCAAACTCGCTACATCAGAGCTGATGGAGGCATACACACAGGTCGCTACTGATCTCAAGGTGTCGCTGACAGAGGTAGATAAGCAGATGCAGGAGGGTCTAGCTGATGCTCAGGCTGCCTATGC